CGGGCTTCCTGACCTCTGGCTGGGCATCGTCCTCCACGATCAGCATCACCTCTACCGGCGCAGTTTCCCTGAACGCTGGCGATGTGATTACGATTGATGGCGTCTACGCTGTTAACCCCCAGAACCGTCAAGCCTACGGTAGCAACAAGCTGCGTAACTTTGTGGTCAAAGCCGCTGCCTCCGGTACTGGCGCGACCTTCAACGTGACCGTCAGCCCTGCTGTTATCACCGCTGGTCAGTTCCAGAACGTTTCGATCCCCAGCACCTCCTCTACGGCTACCGTTAACTTCTTCAACAAGACGGGTACGGTTTCTCCGCAGAACATCATCATGCACCGCAATGCGTTTACGTTGGCTGTGGCCGACCTCGAATTGCCTGAGGGTCAAATGTGTGCCCTCATGATTGGCGCAAACGAAGAGCAATTCGCTCTCGCTGCCTGATCTGGTTAAATTTTCCCTGATTGACTTGGAGTGCCTGAAGAGGTTAACAAGGGGCAAGCAACCGCAAGGTGTGCAGCCTGAACGACTAAGTGGGAAAACAGCGAAAGCTGATGCGATAGTCTGAACTGCGATATAACTGAATTGAAGTCGCAGAGGGTGATCCGAAGAGGTTACCCCGCCTGAAAGGGTCAGTAAGCTAAAAGGCCGAAGTAACAGAATGGTTCATTTTGCAGGACGTGCTTCCGACAAAGAGATCGGTCTGTCGATGCGTGTGGTTCGCCAGTACACCATTAACAACGATTCGATCCCAACTCGCCTGGATGTACTCTATGGCTGGGCTCCCCTGTACCCGGAACTCGCTTGCCGTGTTGCGGCTTAATTGAAAGGAAAATAGATCATGCCTCTCGCCCCTACGACCTACACCAACAACGGCCCTGCCGTTACCACCAGCCCCCACTATCTGATTGATGGTGACAGCACGGACGGAACCGCAATCGCCCCCAACGGCGGTCTGGTGTCCTTCTTTGGCGCTACGGGTTCGACCCAGCCGACCGCATCTGGCAATACCGCCACCTCCGCTGCTGGCTCGACCACGGCTGCCTATGTGAACACCACGTTCACCGGCGGCTCTGGTTCGACTGCCTACACGATTGGTGACATCGTTGCCGCGCTGAAGGCTCTGGGCCTCATCAAGGCTTAAATTGCCTTAAATAAGGGAAAGCCACTCTCAAAAAGGGTGGCTTTTTCTCTTTTTCTGGTTAAAATCAATTCATCTCTAAGGAGAAATCATGGCTCTGCAAACCACCGTTCTGCGTGGCAACATCCTTAATTCGTTTATTATGGGTGTCCCCGTCACCGCAACGACCGTTGCCTCCTCTGGCGCATCCAAAAATGTGTCTGTGCCTGGCTTGCAAGTTGGCGATGCCGTAAAAGTTACCCTTCCCGCCGCGCAAACCACCGGTGTTGGCATTGGTAACGCCTACGTTTCAGCCGCTGACACTCTGACGATTCAATTCACCAACGCTACGGGTTCCTCGGCCTCTGCCGCCGCCGGAACTTACACCGTTGTGGTTGATCGCGCAGAATCGTTGCCTTTGGCCTCTAACGCTGTCTGACATGGCATCGTCAACAGTCCAAAGAAACGCAGGGGTTACAGTAGCCCTTGCGGTCACGGCTTCAGCGCATACCGCTGTGCTGGTTGACGATAACACCAACGATCAGATTAACTACACCAGTTTTCTGAATGCTGGAACCAAACCGTGTGCGATTCGTTGGGGTACGACAACAGCTAATGTTGGAACCCCGGTGTTTCCCACGGATGGCACAAACGGCGACTTTGTTCTCCCCGGAAACATGGTCACCCCGTTGATTCTTGCGACACCGACAACTCCTTATTATTTGTCGGCAATCTGTGGTGGTACTGACACGACCACTTTGTACGTCACTCCCGCAGCAGACCAATCGTAAGACTATGGCTGATCCTTCCAAAGTAAATGACCAGAATCTGTTGCCCGTTCAGGCGTATTTCGCCGTGGACGGGACTTTCCAGACGTTTATTGGGCAGGGTCAGCCCTTTTACGCAACTCCCGATCCTCAACAGTCGGGATTGCACATCACACTCAGCACTATTGACAGTTCACCAATCGGGGCAACAACGCCTTCGACAGGTGCTTTCACTAGCGCAACCGTCCTCGCATCCCCAGGTTCTGGCTACGATGTAGTCAATAAGAATTATCTGGATTACTTTGCGACAGGAATTTCGTGGAAACAGCCTGTTGTTGCGGCTTCCACAACTAACTTACCGCTGTCTGGCCTCGGAACGATTGACACCTCAGTAACGCTTCAGGCGGGTGACCGGGTGTTGGTTAAAAATCAGGGAACGGCCTCCCAAAACGGCATTTATGTTGCTGATTCTGGCCCTTGGGCACGCGCCGCAGACGCAAATACTTGGCAAGAATTAGTTTCTGCCATCTGTTTTGTTGAAGAAGGTAGTACGCAAGCAGGAACCGCATGGTACTGTACTGCCCAACAAGGCGGGACAATTAACGTCACCGCAGTCAACTGGTCAAACTTCAGCGTTGCCGCAAGCTACACCGCTGGCACAGGGTTAACCCTAGCAGGTAGTCAGTTCAGCATTACCAATACGGGTGTTGCTGCCGCTACCTACGGAGCCGCCGCGACTGTTCCCGTGTTTGCGGTCAATGCCCAGGGTCAACTGACCTCGGTGACCAACACCTCAATTGCGATTAACGGGTCACAGATCACTAGCGGGACAATTGGATCGTCCTACTTGAGTGGGTCATATTCGGGCATTACGGGCCTTGGAACGCTGACCAACCTCACAGTATCAAACCCCATCAACGGATCGGTTACAGGCTCATCTGGTACGTCTGGAACGGCAACAAACCTGGCGGGTGGGGCGGCTAACTCGATTCCCTACCAATCCGCATCTAGCACGACAGCATTTCTGGCGTCTGGTTCTGGCGTTTTGCAGAACAACAGCGGTTTGGCATGGACAACAACCCCGACCCTAACCGGCACAAACTTCAGCGGAATCCCGACCTCGGCAATTACTGGCCTTGGCACGATGGCGACCCAAAACGCCAACGCTGTGGCGATTACGGGTGGAACGGCTACCGGGTTGACCAACCTGGGTGCTGATTACCTGCAATTGAATGTTTCGGCTGGTGCTTCCTACGCCTACGGCAAACTCTACTGGAGTTCCACGGGCGGGTTGAGCGTGGGTTTGGATGGTGGTGCAAGCCTTGTCATGCCTGTTGGTGAAGTGCTTTACACCTACGGCAAAGCATCTTCTACGATTTCAATTGGTCAAGTTATCGTCAAAACCGGCGTGGTTGGCGCATCTGGCGTGATCGAATTCGGCCCCTCAACGGCTGGATTGACGGACGGAAATGCCATTGTCGGGATTGCTTGCGAGCCAATTGCTTCTGGTAGCTTTGGTCGGGTTGTCAATCATGGTGTTGTGCGCGGATTTAACCTGTCTGCCTACAACAACAACGATACGCTATGGTACGACCCGGCGGGTGGTGGTGCGCTAACCGCAACCAAGCCCTCTGCGCCAAACATTAAGGCTGAAGTTGGTATTGTCATCAACAACGGCTCTGGTGGATCGGGGTCAATGTATGTGGCGCTATTCCCAGGTTCTCAGCTTGGTGGAACAGACCAAAACGTGCAGATCACGGGAACGCCGTCAAACCTGTCATTGCTCCAATACGACTCAACCCTCCAATACTGGAAAAACGTGGCCTCTAGTACGGTGGCGGTTGGAACTGCGTCCAATTTGGCTGGTGGCGGCGCTGGTTTTGTTCCCTATCAGTCTGGTGCTGGCGCTACATCTTTTGTCTCTGCTGGCACTACCGGACAAGTCTTGACCTCCAACGGATCAAGCGCCCCGACATGGACAACGCCAACTGCTTACGCTACGGTGACGGATGACACGACCACCAACGCGACTCGCTATCCGTTATTCGCAAGCGTGACAACTGGCAACCTGACTACTGAATACGTCAGTTCGACCAAACTCAAGTACAACCCCTCCTCTGGTGCGCTGACTGCATCACAACTTATCATTGCTCCGTAAGGAAACAAAATGGGACAATTAACCTTTCAAGCAAACCTCGGCGGTGCAGTCAACCTTGTCGGGCCAAATACCGCTAACACGGTCAGTTTCACCCTGCCAAGCGCAGATGGTTCTAACGGGCAGGTGTTGCAGACCAACGGAACCGGAACGCTGTCGTTTGGGACTGTTACGTTTTCCCAGGTTTACCCCGGCGCAGGTATCGCAGTCTCAACCGGATCGGCTTGGACAACCTCGCTGACTGCCCCGAGTGGTGCAATTGTTGGAACGACTGACAGCCAGACGCTATCAAGCAAAACGCTCACAGCCCCCACGATTACGAACTACACCGAAACGCTGTACTCGGCAACGGGTAGCACTTCAATTAACCTGACAAACGGCACGATCCAAAAGATCACGACCTCTGGCTCCACGACTATCACGTTGCCGTCCTCTGTGTCTGGTAAGTCTTACACCGTGATTGTGAGTTACGCCGCTGCTGATTCACTTACTTGGGCGGGTGGTTCTACGCTCAAATGGGCCAATAGCGTGACGCCTACCCCGACCAGCGCAACTAACAAGATTGATATTTTCAACTTCTACTGTGATGGCACGAACACCTACGGTAGCATCTTTGGGCAGAACTTCTAATGTTTAGCGCCGCCAAAACCGCTGGCCCATCTGGGTACAACATCAGCCGTTCTGTGCGGCTACGTTCTAGTGCGTCTGCGTATTTCAATCGGACATTCACAACCCCGACTGATGGTAAGAAATTCACAATTTCTTTATGGTTAAAACGTGGGATATTGGGGAATTCGGGCCAAACAATTCTATGGGGCAATAACCCTTGGACGTTTGCGCTGAATAGCGTGACGGGCACTCAAGGAAGCTATCCGAGCGATACTCTCTTGTTATGGAACTACGGAACTAATACAGCCTTTGCTAGTATTACTGCCGCCCCTGTCCTACGCGATCCGTCTGCCTGGTATCACATTATGTTAGTGGCTGATACTGCACAAGCCACGGCATCAAATAGAATTTTGATGTACATCAACGGCGTGAACTACCCGACAACAGTATCAATTGCTCAAAACACGGCTCTTAGTAGCGCAATTGGCCATGTGATTGGCAAGATTGAAGCAGCGGCGACATATAGTGATGCTTATCTGACCGAATATAACTTCATTGACGGTCAAGCCCTAACTCCCAGCAGTTTCGGGCAATCCAACGCAACCACGGGCGTATGGCAACCCAAGAAGTACAGCGGCACATACGGCACGAACGGCTTTTATCTGAACTTCTCGGATAACTCTGCCGCAACTGCTGCCGCTATCGGTAAAGACTACTCAGGCAACGGCAACAACTGGACTCCTAACAACATCTCTGTGACTGCTGGCGTGACCTATGACAGCATGATTGATGTGCCGACTCCGTATGCTGATGGGAGTACGAATCGGGGCAACTATGCGGTGCTGAATCCGTTGGACAACATCTATTCAAGCAATACGCTTTCAAACGGAAATCTAAGAGCAACAACTCCAGTTGGCGCAAATTACGGCCCGTGCAAAGGCACGTTTGGAATGTCATCTGGTAAATGGTACTGGGAGTGTGTTGACTCGTCTGGTACTGGTTCTTCAGCGGCGCAATTTGGCATTGTTCAAACTGTCACATTGAATGATTATTTGAGCAGTCAACCTATAAGTTCCGCTTACAACGGATCAAATGGAGTAATTTCTAAAAACGCAAGCACCGTTACTACTGTTGCCTCTTTCAATCAGGGGGACATTATTGGTATTGCTTTGGACATGGACAATTTGACAGTTGCGTTTTACAAAAACAACACGCTTCAAACAACTGTTACAGCGTTAACAGCTGGGACATATTTTGCAGCTGGATGTGATGCAACCTCTGCTGGCGGCGGATATGCGTTAGACTTTAACTTTGGTCAACGCCCCTTCTCCTACACCCCGCCAAGCGGCTACAAAGCCCTGAACACCTACAACCTGCCATCCTCCACCATTACTAATGGCGGGAAGTACATGGCGGCGACAACTTACACAGGTACAGGCGCAAGCCAAAACATTACCAATGCCGGTTCATTCAAGCCTGATTTGGTTTGGATTAAATCTCGAAGCACTGTTGGAGATACTGAAGCGTATGACTCAGTTCGTGGCGCTACCAAGTATCTATTGACAGACTCAACCGTTGCAGAAGGTACGATTGCTCAATCGCTAACAGCGTTTAACAGCAACGGATTTGCTTTGGGTACAGGTTCTGGTGGTAACGATAACACCAACGGAACTACCTACATTGGCTGGCAATGGCAAGCAGGTCAAGGCTCAACCTCATCCAACGCTAGCGGATCAATCACCAGCACTGTGAGCGTGAATGCTACGGCTGGCTTCTCGGTTGTGACGTATACGGGCACAGGTGCAAACGCTACGATTGGGCATAGCCTTGGTGTTGCGCCAAAAATGGTTATCGTAAAGCTGCGTAGCGGTGCTGGTGAAAACTGGAACGTGTGGCACACAAGTCTTGCAAGCACTACTTATCGAATTTTGTTAAACACCACTGGCGCAGTTGACACAACTAGCCCAACAATATGGAGTAGCGGCGGCATCAACCCAACTAGCACGACTTTCACAGTTGGCACTTCAGCCGGCACAAACGGCTCTGGCTCTACTTATGTCGCCTACTGCTGGGCCGAGATTGCTGGCTTCAGCAAGTTCGGCAGCTACACGGGCAACGGGTCTACTGATGGGCCGTTTGTGTACACAGGGTTTAGGCCACGTTGGGTTTTGTGGAAACGTTCTGATAGCGTTGGTGATTGGATTTTGCAAGACACATCTCGATCAACATATAACGCCTCAGACACAGTGCTATATCCAAACCTAAGCGCCGCTGAGAGTGTTGGTGGTGGTTATCCCTTTGATATTCTTTCCAATGGTTTTAAGATGCGAACAGCTGCTTCTTACGCAAACGCCAACAGCGGCACTTACATCTACGCCGCCTTTGCCGAAAACCCATTCGCCAACGCACTCGCTCGATAACAGGAGAAACAATGTTTGCAATCGTACAAAACGGAACTATTGAGCAACTGATCCCTGACGGGACGCAGTTCACGGTCAATGGCGTTGAATACCCGTCTAACTGGTGCAATCTTTCGACCCCGGAAGAAAAAGCCGCAATCGGTATGGTGGATGTGGTCTACGGGCCTCAACAAAATTCTACCTACTACTGGGTGACCGAAAACGCCCCGGTCTACAACTCAGGCACTAACCAAGTTGACATTACGTTCACTTGCACGCCTAAAGACTTGGCCCAGGTTCAGCAATCCGCTGTTTTGAACGTCAATAACACGGCTTACACGATCCTTTTGCCTAGCGATTGGATGGTTGTCAAGGCGTATGAGACTCAGACCGCAATCAACCCGACTTGGGGTGGTTGGCGTCAAACTATCCGTCTAGAAGCCCAAAACGCTGTGACGGCAATCAATGCCGCTACGGATGTGGATGGGGTTGCTGCCGCCTCTCAGGTTGCTTGGACGCCTGACCCGAGCCAACCGACTTCTCCGGTGACGCCTGACTCGGTATGAAGTGGAAGATTCTAGACATCTATGCCGATGGTGATAAGGTCACATCGGCTAGATACCATGCGTCTGAAACTGACGGCGAGAACACGGTAGAAACGGAAGGGAACTGGCACTTTGAGGGTGCTGGTGAAGTCCCTTTCGACAAGATTACCGAGGATTTGGTCATTGCGTGGATTGAGCAAGAATCTACCCAAAACGGAACAAATCCAATAAAATGCCGACTAGAGGAGCAACTGGCTGGGTTGAACAAATCCAAGCAAGTTCACCCGCCCTGGAAGCCAAAAACATTCAAGGTAACCGTGTGAGATAACCATGCCCCAGCCAATAGACATTATCTCTCGCGCCCTCAAAGACATCGGCGCATTGGAAGCTGGGGAAACACCGACCCCAGAAGCCGCCGCAGACGCTTTCGATATGCTCAATGATCTGATCGATCAATGGAGCAACGAAAACAACATGGTTTTCAACGTCACCGAGATCATTTTCCCGGTGGTTCCCGGTCAGGTTCAATACACCATCGGCCCGACCCCTAGCACCCAGAACTACATTGGCGCATCGTTTACCGGCTCAATCACCGGCAATGTGCTGACCGTGACAGGCATTACCTCTGGCGCTGTTGCTCAAGGGCAAACGCTATCTGGAACTGGCATTGCCTTGGGGACAAAGATTACCCAATTCCTGACCGGCGCTGGCGGCAACGTCAACGAACAGGGAACGTATGAGGTAAACATCAACCAGAACGTGGCATCCCAGACAATCACGGCTTACTACCAAAAGCCTCTGTCGATTGAATCGGCATTTGTTAGGATCAACACCACGGCAAACGGGCAACCGATTACTGGCGGCGGTCTGGATTACCCCATTTCGGTTCTGGCGCTTGAACAATACGAATTGATTGGCCTGAAAACGCTGAACGGCCCGTGGCCCAAGGCAATCTACTTCAACCCTGGCGAGGACTCAGGCAACCTGTTTGTGTGGCCCAATCCCGCGCAAGGCGAGATGCACCTGTTTGCCAATACGATTTTCAGCCGATACACCGGGCTATATGAGGAGATAGTGCTGCCACAAGGCTACTCGATGGCTCTGCGGTGGTGCTTGGCTGAACGCCTAATGCCCATGTATGGCAAGAATCTTCCCACGCAGATTCAAATGATTAACGCATACGCTTCTCAGGCAAAAGCCACGCTGAAGCGCACCAATATGCGTCCCACACAAGTCGCCCAATACTCTGACGCTTTGCTGACTGGTCGTCAAAAAGATGCCGGTTGGATTCTTAGCGGTGGGTTCTTGCGCTAAAGGTTAAATATGGCTGATTTCGGTTTTGTCGGCCCAAGTTACGAAGCCCCCAGCATCTACCAAGATGCCCAGGAGTGTATTAACTGGGTTCCCGAAATTGATCCCCTTAAAAACGCCGGTGAGCGTGGGGTGGTTGCGCTATATCCAACGCCTGGATTAACGCTAAAAACCGTGTTTCAGAACACCCAAGAGGTGCGCGGTCTGCGTACTGTATCGGGTGGAAACTTTCTGATTGCGGTGGTCGGCCCGTATGTCTATGCCTTAACGTCAACTTACACCCCAACAATGGTGGGGCAGTTGAGCACGCTTTATGGTCGCGTGGGCATTTCTGACAACGGCGTTAACGTCTACATTGTTGACGGGCTTGATCGTTACACATGGCGCATTTCTAGCCCCTCATCTGCCGTGTTTACTGCTCAAGCAACGGGCACAACGCTGGATGTGACATCCATGACTAACGGCACGATTGCTGTTGGTCAGTCTCTGTTTGGGCCTGGAATAATTCCCGGGACGATTATTTCTGCCTTTGGTACTGGATCGGGCGGGGTTGGTACTTACACCCTGAACGTATCCAACAGCACCGTCAGCGAATTGATGAACAGCACTAACCCTGCTGCCACGCTGAATGCTCAGATTATTGGTTCCACGCTGTACGTTAACACGGCGTCTGGGACTATTTATCTGGGACAGACCATCCAAGGCGCGGGCGTTGCCTCTCAAACCGTTGTAACCGCATTTGGTACGGGCACAGGCGGCATTGGTACATACACAGTCAGCCAGACCCAAACAGTTCCTACGTTGGGCGCATCCTTCACGGGCCAGATTGCATCCACCACGTTGAGTGCAACGGCTGTGGCGAGTGGCACTTTGGCGGTCAACCAGTATGTTTATGGGACAGGCGTAACTGCGGCAACCCAAATCACAGCGGTCAATACGTTTGCCTCTACCGGATCGTCTATTGCGGTCACCACGGGCATTCTGACGATTGGAACGTTGACCTCTGGGACGATTTCTGTGGGCCAAGTTCTGACGGGTACGGGTGTACCGGCGGGGACTCGAATAACCGCAAACATCAGCGGTTCTGGTAGCGGCTCGACATGGAACACCAGCATCACGACTGCGGTGGCAAGTACGGCAATTAGCGGCACAAGCTACACCGTTGATAAGACCCAAACGGTGGCATCTGTGGCAATGTATGCGTCCGTTGGGCAAACCATGTACGCCGAGAATTTCACCGTTCTGCCTAACTCGGATGGTGCGTTCTCTGGCGCTAACACCGTGGACATCGTAGACAATTATTTTGTCTATGACCGGCCTGATTCACAACAATGGGGTGCGTCCAATCTGTTGTCGCCAATCTCCAGTTCTTTGAGTTTTGCCTCAAAGGATGGTGCGCCTGACAACTTGGTTTCTTTGATTGTTGACCATCGAGAGGTTTATCTTCTGGGTGAAAAATCATCGGAGGTGTGGGTCGATGTCGGAGCAGCACAATTCCCATTCCAACGCATCCCCGGAACAAGCACCCAACACGGTATTGCTTCAAAATTTAGCATGGCGCGTTTGGGCAATTCGTTTGCTTATGTGTCGCGCAACGACCGTGGGCAAGCCCAGATTGTCCAGATGAATGGATACATTCCACAGCGGATTTCTACCCACGCTGTTGAGAATACCCTTGTTAACCAGACAATCAGCGATGCCTACGCCTGGACGTATCAGCTAGAAGGCCACGAGGTCTACGTCATCACGTTCCCAAGCATTGGGGATTATGGGCTAACATGGGCCTATGACATTGCATCGGGAATGTGGCACAAGTGGCTCTATTTCAACAACGAGGGCCAATACGAACGCCACCGTGGTGCTTGTTCTGCCAACTTCCAAGGCAAGGTGATTGTTGGCGATCACTCCAATGGATCGCTGTACTTTCTTGACAAGACAAACTACACCGACAACGGGCAATATATTAGGCGTCTGCGCCGAGCCCCGCACTTGGTATCTGACCTTCAGCGCCAATACTTTGATGAGTTGCAGATTCAGTTCCAGCCTGGTGTTGGCTTTACTGGTCTGTCGATCATTAAAAACAACTACATAGGCGAAAACGTCATCATCAACCCGGAGCAAATATTCATTGTTGGGCCAAACGACTATTTCTACATTGGTCAGACTCAAACGATCAACGCACAAACACCGACCACCACGCCACAAGCAATGTTGCGCTGGTCGAATGATGGCGGGTCTACTTGGTCAAAAGAGTATTGGGTAGGCATTGGTCAGACAGGCCGATACAAGAACCGAGCGATTTGGCGGCGTTTGGGGATGGCGCGTGACCGTGTTTTCGAGGTGGTTGTAACCGACCCGGTGAAGGCTGTGATTGTGTCGGCTAACCTCAAAGCAAGTCAGGGGGATAACTGATGAGCAATGGCATCTATGGGTCAAGCCAAACAAACCCTTATCCCCAGAGCGAGTTTCTGGACACGCAGAGCAAGCGTCCGACCAGGGCTTGGCAACAGTTCTTTCTGAACCTGTTGAACTTCAGCAGTTCGACCACGGCAACCGCTGGGTCTGGAACGCTTCCCGCCGCCCCTGTTGGGTTCATCAATGTAACTGTGGACGGCCAGCAATACAAAGTGCCGTATTACAACGAATGAACCAATTAGCCCTCGACAAAATTCCAACCCGTGAGGAAATAGAACGCCTCCAACGGGAAATGACGGAAATGCCTCAAGCTGAATTACAGACTGAGCATTACTTTCATGGTGGGATGTATTGCCGCAAGTTAATTAGACCAGCCGGGACGTTAATTGTTGGCAAGGTGCATAAGAAGGAACACTTCTTTTTGTGTGCAAAAGGTGAAATAATTGCGTGGACTGAACGCGGAATGATTACCTTACAGGCTGGTGACATTGTGGAATCCAGACCAGGTACAAAACGAGTGACGCTTGCCGTAACTGACGCAATTGGTATTACTTTTCACCGAACAAACAAAACAAATCTGGCGAAGATAGAAAAAGAACTTGTGGAACCTGACGAAACTTCTTTGTATGGCGTTGGGAACACTCTGAAAACAGAACTGCTGAGAGGTTAATCATGTCTTTCGTTACCGCTGCCGTAATTGTTGGTGGAGCCTCGCTTGCTAGTGGCTACATGGCTGGTCGAGGCGCACAAAAAGCCGCCGAACAACAAGCTGCATCTCAAGCGCAATCTATGGCTCTGCAAAGGGAGATGTTTGACATCCAGCAAGAGCAACAAAAGCCATATCGAGAGGCTGGTTACTCTGCCCTTGGTGATATTGCTGGCATGAAACCTTATCTGACCCAGCAATTCACGCCGCAAGACTTTGCCGCTGGTATAGACCCTGGATATGCTTTTAGGCTTCAGCAAGGCCAACGTGCTGCCCAACAAGCCGCAAACGTGGGTGGCGGTATGTTGTCAGGAAACACTTTGGCGGGACTTCAGGACTACACCCAAGGTCAGGCATCCCAAGAATACGGCAACGCTTTTAATCGCTTCCAAACGCAACGCAGCAACATCTACAACACGCTGGCATCAATCGCTGGCTTGGGTCAGACTGCTGTTAATCAAAGCGGAGCAGGAGCATTGTCAACTGGTCAAGCTATGGGCCAAAACATAGCCAACATTGGAACGGCACAAGCGGCAGGAACTATTGGACAAGCTAACGCATTGTCAAGTGGCATTCAGGGTGCAGGAAATGCTTACATGATGGCAAACTTGCTAAAACCATCCGGTGCTGGGGCAATGGGTACGGGGGCGGTTTCTTCATATGTGCCATCTGGGGGCGTTGTTGCCCCAATGGATTATTCACTATCATCTGGCGGTGGTGGGCTTGGATTGCAAACCGGTGGTGGACTTGGTTTTAGACCCGCATAAGGAATAAACATGGCTGAATTCACTCCTATGGGGGCAATGGTTAAAGTCCCACAACCTATGTCTATGGGTGACATGGTTAACTTGGCGCGTGGTGTTCAGGCTTATCAACAAGCCGAGCAGATCAACCCGCTAGAAATTCAAGCAAAACAACAAGCAACTCGTACAGGACAAATCAATTTAGGTGTTGCTGAACAACAAGATTTGGAACGGAAAAATCTGCAAACATTCTTTTCTGATCCTAATAATTTCCAAACCAATGGACGAATTGATCTAGACAAGATTAACTCCGTTGTTCCGAAAATTGCACCGCAAACGGGTAGCGATGTTATTAAAAAATACAGCGATTTGCACCAATCGCAATCGCAAGCAATCAGCGCAAAGCAAAAATTGACGCAAGATCAACGAAGCATGATCGGCTCACGACTAAGCATATTGGGTCGCGCTGGCATACAAGATAAAAACGCATATCTTGCCGAAATGGATTTGCTGGCTAAAGAAAACCCAGAGAACAAAGACTTAGCAAGTCTGATTGATGCCTACAAGCGCACATGGCAGTACATTCCAAGCGGCCCAGGATTGCCAAATCTTGCTATCGCTGGCGCTCAAACCTTGTTGACTCCTGCCGAGCAAGAAAGCACATTTGGGCCCAAGATTACTGAATCTGGTGGTCGCACAACGACTATCACCCCATCTGTTGCCGGACAACCTCCAATCGCAACAGTTGGCATTGCTGGCGGCTTAGAACCAGCCATTACACCACCTGTGGCAGAACCACAAGTCAAAATGCCTGTCGGCATGGAGTTGCGGTATCCTGTCCGCAGCGCAAACAAGCCTTACATTCCAGACCCGACTGAACTTGCGGATCAAGAGGCAGGTATTGCATACCGAACAAGTTTGACAAAAGGCCAACAGGATTTGGCTACTTCATTTCGCAATAAGGATGAAGTTATTAACCAAGCTGGCAAACTCTTTGAAAATCTTTTCATTCATGGAGGCGGGAAACTTGCTGACGTTGAACGAAATGTAAGAAAGTTTTTCGGAAGCGCCGAATACGATATGCTGGCAAAAGATTTGGCAAATCTTGCTTTGTCAAATTCTCAAAGAATGGGTGGTGTCAGTTCTACTGTTGCCGGTCTTGATATGCAACAGGTTGCAAACGGAACTATTAAAGTGCCGCCTGAAGTCTTGACAAAGATTGCTCAAAGAGTTGGCGCTGACATGACGCGTTATGACATGGAGGCAAACGGCGCAAGGGCATTCTCAAGAAAATACGGCGATAACAATATGCAAGTATTCCAAGATGCTTGGAACAAATCCGCAAGAGATGGCGGTAAGATATTTGAAGCCATTGGATTGATGAATAGCATCAAAGATGAAAAAGTCTTGAATCAAAAATTTACAGAACTTTTCCCAACTGATGCAGAACGCAAACAATTTGCAAAAAGCTACCGCAATCTAAAGAGCCTTGCCGAAACTGGTGTAACCAAGTCAGGGGATTGACATGGATGTCTTGGAGAAGTTTCTAAGCGGCGAATCAAAAACTCAGCCCGGCAAAGCACCGGCAACTGATTATTCGTCAATGATTACGGATGATCTGTTAGATCGTCTGAAAAAGACGGAAAGCGGCAATGATCGTTTTGCGGTCAACAAAGAAACCAAGGCAATGGGGCCATATCAATTTTTACCTGATACTGTTCAAATGCTTCATAAAAAAGGCATTGAATTTAACCCGTTCAGCGAAAAAGAATCCCGAGAAGCCGCCAAGAGTTATTTGTCGCAACTCCTGAATCAAAATAAAGGCGATCTTAAAAAAAGTCTCGCTCAATATGGTGGCTTTGTTACAAAAGACCCAACAGCTTATGTAAGCAAAATTCTTGAGGGTTCGCCTCCTAAAAAAGAACAGCAAATTCCTGTTAGTTCTGGCGATCCTTTGGAGCGCTTCTTATCGGGTCAAAAACTTGCTGTTCCTGCCGATGAGCAAGTCGCAGAACCGAAAAAAGAAGGCATTAAGCCTCGTCAAACAATTGAAGAATTGCAAGCATCTTTCAAACAACCCAAAGAAACATTTGGCGAGTTTGTTGGCAAGAAGGTATTGGGCGCTGGTGAAGCAGGTCTAAGTGCTTTAACGGGCGCGGTAGCGGTTCCCGCAGGTGCGGTTGCTGGCATTTACGAAACTTTGACAGGCGGCAAATACGGCACTAAGGAAGGCATACAGCAAGGCCAAAAACGCGCATCTGAAGTTCAGCAAGCATTGACCTATCAGCCACGCTTACAAACTGGACAGGATATTTTGCAAACTGTTGGGCAAGCCGCAGAAGCAACCAAAATACCTCCTGTTCTTGTGCCAGAGGTCGCTGGATTTGCGCCGTTGGCCCCTGCTGCCAAGGCCCAGATTCAAGACCAGTTTGCACGCTTAAAGGCCACACCTACGCTTGGCGTCCAAGCGCCCGTTACGCCCCCAAGCCCCGTTTCCAACGTCAACATCCCTCCCACTAGGCGTGCTGAATTGCAAGCGCAAATGACGGCAAAACCCGCAACAATGGCCCCCGCTGATGTTGCCGCCATGCAAGCGCAATTTGAGGCAAAACGCAATGCGCCTGTTGCTCAACAAGCCGCCCCGATGCAACCTACTCCCGGAACACCATCAGCGCCCGGTATGACTAGCATGGGAGCCGCCGCAACAACCAACGATGTAATTTTGCAAGAGGCAATCAATAGGGCAAGCCCTCAACTTGCCAGCGAACTCAAAAAGATTGATCCCGCATCACTCAATCAAGTTGCGCTTGACAATTATCTTAAAGCAGATCAGTTTGGAATTCGTTTGACAAAGGGTCAAGCAACTGGTGACCCGTATTTGATTTCAATGGAGCAAAACGAGCGTGGCCTAAAGAAGCAACTGGTTGATGAATTTAATCAGCAAAACAGAATGCTGACGCAAAAAGCTGAAGAAATAAAGCAGAAAGCCGGTGAGGGCACGCATGAGGTCAATTATGTTGGCAATGCTGAACGCACTATGGATGCGTTCAAAGAAATCAATGCTAATTCCAACAAAGCAATTTCAGATGCTTACAAAAAATTGAATGATTTGGGCGCTGGAAAGATTGAAGTTGACAGCAAGACGTTTGGCGACAATGCCATGAAAGCATTAACTGCCAATGAGGATATTGATTTCCTTCCGTCAACAATCAAAAGCAAGATTGAGGCATATCAGGGCGGCAAGCCTATGAATTTTGCCCAATACGAAAACCTACGCACTCAGATTTCCCGCGAAACTCGCAAGGCTCAACGCGCAGACGATGGCAACGCTGTCCACGCATTGACGATTGCTCGTAGCGAGTTGGAAAAACTGCCTTTGTTGAATGAAACGGCAGAGGCTAAAGTCGTGGCAGATAAAGCACGATCACTTGCCGCGCAGGAATTCGGATTGTTGGACAAGCGCCGCCCCACATACAACCAAGTTTATGCCGACATTGTGAATGGCGCGGCAGACACCAAAGACTTTATTCCAAAAGTTGTTCTGCGTTCCAAAAATGCCGACTTTGCCAAAGCAATGGATATGTTGGAAACAAAGCCTGATAGCCTAAACCAACTCCGTGCTGGCACTTTGGATTACATGATTCGTGAGGCAACAGACGCATCTGGTAATTTCAAAACAGCCAAGTTCAATGACATGGTTGATTCTTTGGATGTCAATGGAAAACTGACTCGTTTGTTTGGTGAAAACTCGCAACAGATCAAAGATTTGGCTCACGTTGGTCAATTAATTAACGCTCGACCTGCTGGTCAGTACGTCAACACATCCAACACTCAAACTGCCGCCGCACAATTGGCAAAACAATATGGACTGAAACTTGCCCAAGATATTCCTGTTGTTAGACATCTTGTGGAACCCGCAATGCAAATGCGAGCCGAAAGAAAACTAAGACAAGAAGTAGAGGAAACCATGCGCCCAGGCGCTGGGGCAGGAACTAAACTCAAAGACATGATTAAGGAATAAAGATGGCTGTCAATCTCGCACCAATCGGCAACGGACAACAGTTCTTTGACAACACCGGCCTCCCCTTGGCTGGTGGCTTGCTGTACACCTATCAAGCCGGGTCATCTACCCCATTCAGCACCTACACGACCATCTCTGGCAACGTGCTGAACAGCAACCCGATTGTTTTGGGTACTGACGGACGCCCTCCTAATGAGATTTGGCTTACCTATGGGTACTTTTACAAGTTCATTCTGACCGACAGCACCGGGACTGTAATTGGCACATGGGACAACCTTTACGGGTTTATTGGTACGGCATCGGCAACTGGTGCAACCATCCCCGCTGGTTTGATTTCGTTGTGGTCTGGTTCTATCGGTTCAATCCCTGTGGGTTGGTATCTGTGTGACGGAACGAACGGAACGCCTGATCTGCGTGACAGGTTCATTGTTGGGGCGGGTACAACCTACGCTGTGACCGCTACGGGCGGCTCTGCTGATTCTGTTGTTGTGAGCCACAACCACACGGCGACATCTGTGGTTACTGACCCTGGCCACCAACACGGTGTTGGTTATTTTACTAACGTGGACGCATCTGGTGGCATTTATAGCTTTTCATCTAGTAGCACAGCAGTTATGTCGTCAACCGCAACTACCGGCATAACGGTTGCAACAACCAACACGGCTGCTGGTGTTAGCGGGACAAACGCAAACCTTCCACCGTATTATGCTTTGGCCTACATCATGAAGGGTTGATGATGGACGCCCAAGTCATCTTTAATGCCGTGGTTGGTATTGCTGCCTTTTTTGGCGGGTGGACGCTTAACAGCATCACCAAAGCTATTGAACGACTTGATTCAGATGTGCGATTGATGCCTCACACCTATGTCTCGAAGGAAGATTACCACCGGGACATTGACGAGATTAAAGACATCTGCAAGCAAATCTTTTCCAAGTTGGACAACAAAGCAGACAAGTGATGGATTTATTTGACATTCTTGCCAAAGGCTGGCCCATGTTGCTGGCAATCATCACGCTCATCATTGTTCTGTCAAAACTTGATTTGCGTGTTGCTGTGTTGGAGGAGAAGGTCAAAACCTTGTTTGATTTGCTGAACAAAAAGGCAGAAAAATGAATTGGGCAGATGTTCTAAAAGCAGTCATTCCCGTCATTGTGGCTTCTCTTGCCTGGTTGCTTGGGCAAGTGTCTGACTTTTCTTTGCGCTTAACCAAGATTGAGGGATCAATGCCAGCGTTGATTACCAAAGAAGGCGTGCCAACAGATAGCCCAATCTCTGCTGAACGGCGTCATTCGCTAAAAGAGGAAATTTATCGGGACATTCACCAACTTCAAGTAAAAGTTCAGTTGCTTGAAGAACGCGAAAAAATGGGGAAAAAATGATGTTAGATGCCTTGCTTAATGTTGGTGGCAAGTTAATTGACAAGCTAATTCCTGACCCAGAAGCAAAAGCAAAGGCGCAATTAGAACTTGCCAAACTAGCCCAGGATGGCGAACTTGCGCGGATGGCAAACGACTCTAAGCTATTCGAGACTGAGCAAAACAACCTCACAGAGCGCCTCAAAGCCGACATGGGTAGTGACTCATGGCTGTCCAAGAATATTCGCCCCATGACCCTTATAGCCATCCTAGCGGGGTATTTCACGTTTGCCATGATGTCTGCCTTTGGAATGGACACCAACGAATCCTATGTCCAACTTCTGGGGCAATGGGGGATGCTCATCATGTCGTTCTACTTTGGTGGGCGCACGCTTGAGAAGATCATAGACATGAAGAAAAAATGAACCTTTCACCTCATTTCACCCTGGAAGAACTGACGCACACAGATCACCGTGAGTTTGACAACACCCCTAATGATTCAGAGAAAAATAACCTTAAACGGCTGGCAGACTTTCTTGAGCAAGTCAAAACCGTACTTGGTGGAAAACCCATCATGGTCAATTCAGCATTCCGCTGTAAACAAGTCAATGATGCTGTGGGGTCTAAAGATACTTCTCAGCATCGTA